AATACAACAGCGAGCGTCCCCATGAATCCCTGAATAACCTGACACCGGAAGAGTACCGGCTGATGACTGAAACCCCGGAACTCTCAAAAAGTGCGTGGAACTAAAACGGGTGTGCTTACACTTAAGCCAGAGTATCAGCGAGAGATTCCCGGGAGTACGCGTCCGTCAAAAGGACCGGACGGTGTTGAACAGGTCAGCAGCAACATCAGTTACGGTGAGTGGCTGGCAAGGCAGCCTGCAGCTTTTCAGAAAGAAGTGCTCGGGCCGGCTCGATACAAGCTGTTCAGCAAAGGCGGCCTCACGATAGACAACTTCGTCGATGCAGAGACCGGCAGAGAATATACGTTAGTGGAGCTAAAAAATCTGGAGTCGCATGCCTTGGCATAAATTAATCTAATTAATTAGAGCACTGAGCTCGATCCTCATTCAATTTTTCAATAGCTTTACTCAAGCCTTGCTGTACCTGATTTGTCGACTGTATTGCCATCAAATAGCTTTGGTTAATTTGGGCTTGGGTGGCTTCTTCATTAATGTTAACTGCATTAAAAACAGCTTTGACGGTATTTTTCAGCAAGGGCGATAGATCGGGAGTGGCATATGCTTCTAAAGCCATGGCCTTAACACCTATTGGCCCGAAAGTTTCTCTAAGCTGTTTAGAATCAAAGTTTTTATTTGCCAGGCTAGGTGAGAAAGATGCCTGGCCTATAGCCGTGTTTAACTCAGAAAAACCCTCTCTTAGCTTAGATTGTTGAGTGTCAACCCTAACAGTACATGAGGATGTTAGGATTGAATCCGCCGATAACTTTGCAGAGAAATAACCAGCTGCACCACCTATAACTCCACCCACTATTACTGAAGTTAATGGTGCGGCAAGCGCCTTAGTAAACCATGAACACATTTTAATACCCTCCTTTGTAAAAAAAACATTAGATACAATTAACATAAAATTGCTGGCCGGGCCAGCACACATCCATTCAGGAGAATGTATGACTCTGAAGTATCAGCTTACCGCTGAGGAATTCGCTCAGCTCGACGAAGCCAAGCAGGCGCTATATGTGCTGCAGGGCGAGGTGTATCAGCTTCAGGTTGATGGCATCCCGCAGGAAGACGTCAGCGGACTCAAGCGCCAGCGCGACGAGCTTCTGGCAGAGAAGAAAGCCGAGCAGGAGCGTCGCCGTGCAGCTGAAGAGCAGGCACAGCGAGAGGCCGATGAGCGTGCTCGTGCTGAAGGAAACTATCAGCAACTGTTTGAAAGCTCACGGGCTGAGCTTGAGCGCGAACGCAGCAGCCTCACAGAGCTTCGCCTGTCTATTGAGCAAAGAGATATCAACCTTGCAGCTACTCGCGTCGCTACAGCCATTGCAGACGGCGCAAATGCTGAAATCCTTACTGAGTTCATTGCTCGCCGCCTGAAGGTGGCAGAAGGGCAGGTACGCATTACTGACGAGTCAGGGAATCTCACGGTCAGCTCTCTCGCTGACCTGCAAAAAGAGTTCGAAACCTCTCCGCGTTACGCATCCCTCGTGCGCGGTAGTCAGGCAGGTGGCGGCGGGGCCGCGCCTAAGAGAGGTAACTGGGTTATCAAGACATGGAGAAATTATCCGGCATGAAGCGCGTTGAGCTTCGCCGAGCTAACCCCGCCGAATATGCGCGACTAAAAGCAGTGCCTGAGGCATCCAAATAAGGATTTAAGCAATGCCAACCATTCTTTCTGACGTAGTTTTCCGCGACGAACTGCGCGACTACATTAGCGTTAACGCAGCAGAACGCACCGCGTTTTTCGAGTCAGGCATCCTGACCAACAACAACGACATGAGCGCTCTGCTGGCTGGCCCGTCTAACACCTTCACCATCCCGTGGTGGGTTGACCTGGACGCCTCAATCGAGCCGAACTACTCGAATGACGTTTACACCGATATCGCTGTTCCGCTGTCCGTAACCTCTGCAAGCATGCAGGCGCGCGCGGCATACCTGAACGAAGGCTGGAGCGCCATGAACCTGGTGAAAAACATCACCAATCAGGATCCGCTGGAGTTCGTCGGTAACCGCCTTATCAGCTACTGGCAAAAACAGGCGCAGCGCCGTGCCATCGCCTCAGTGGTAGGTATCTATAACGATAACGTTGCTAACGATGGTGGCGACATGGTTATCGACGCAGGCGGCACCATAAACGCAGCCGCAATCATCCGATCCAAAGCAACTATGGGTGACTACTCCGGTCAACTGGGCGGACTGAGCGTCATTGCGATGCACTCTGCCGTACAGACCGAGTTGCAGATTCTCAACCTTATCGACTTCACGCCGCTGGCTAACCAGATTCCTGAGTTTGGTCGCTTCCAGGGCATGCGCGTGGTAGTGGATGACAGCATGCCTGTCATCGGCACGGGCGCAGACGCTAAATACCGTCTGTCATCTTCGGGCCGGGTGCGCTGGGTTACGCAGAGCGCCAGCCTGCTGGCGAAGATGGTCTGGAGTACGATCGCGAACCTGCCCGTGGTAGCGGTGGCGGTGCTGAAACCCTGTGGACACGTCGCGACTTCGTGATTCATCCGCTGGGTTACTCCTTCCTCGGCACAACCATTACCGGCACTCCAACCACTACGCGCCCGATTTCGGCCAACTGGGCTGACCTGGCCCTGGCAACCAACTAGGATCGCAAGTTCGACCGTAAGCAAATTCCGCTGGCGTTTGTGACTTCTACCGTGTCCGCGTAATTCTTTTTGGCCTCATGGCGGAAGGAGGATTCGGCAGGCACAACATTACGCATTCTTGTTATAGGTACGTGATTGACTAAACCTCAAGGTTATCTTCGTCCTGCCACTTGGCTCGAAGGCGCTTCTTCTTCTCTCTCTCGCAAATTGAGCAGGTCCGCTGTGTACTGCCAGTTTTCTTGTATGTATAAGTGCCATCGTATTCATGGCCCCTGGGGCATATGGTCTTCTGTGAATTTACATAGCAGACAGAAGAGCTGTCCTTGAGTGCGTTTTCCGTTTTTGTTACGCGCTGGAGATGTTGAGGGTTAACACAAGCCCTGTTACGGCAAGTGTGATTAATCACATATTCATCCCCAACAGGTCCAAAGCAAATAAACCAGCCAACCCTGTGAGCCCGCCTGTTCAAGCGGCGAAAATAAAATGTTCCATAACCGTCTCTATCAAGCGCCCCCTGCCATACATGGCAGTCACCCTGCTTAATCCATTTGGAATTGAATCGCGCTAATTCTTCATCTGTTAAGTTGCTCATTTACTTCCTCATGGCGGGAAAGGTCCACAAGGCACATTAACATAAGGAATACATCATGACAGTAGCGAAAGACAACTATATCGACCCGAACGACAAGGCTCGCTGGGGCTTCTCAGGCTCTGATGGCGAAATCAAAGTCGGCCCTCAGACCGTAGGCGAAACTGGCGGCGTTGATCGTGTTCGCAACGAGCCGAAAGATGAAGGTGCAGTGAATAATGGCGGCGGTGAAAACTCCGAGGCCAGGAAAGCCACTAAGACCACAGCAGCGGATAAGTAATCATCGGGGCTTCGGCCCCATTTAGCACGGAGTGAGCATGACAACGTACATTACCGTCGCTGACGTGGATAAGTTGCTTGGCCCTGACTGGACGGCCGCAGATAAGAAAGCGCGTGCGGTGTTACAGGCTAATGCCTACCTGACTGCTCTAAACCTACTGGGATTGCCCGATGTAACTCCTGATGATGTTAAGCAGGCCGGAGCCTTCCTCGCTTCTGCATCCGCTGCTGGCGTGTTGTACAGGCAGCAGACTGAATCGGGCGCGCCGACCAGCAAAACGGTTGATGCTGACGGCATCAGGTCACGAAGAGCTACGCCTCATCACAGTCGCTTGGCAATTCGTCACTGCCTGAAGATGTCCAGTTGGCTCTCGCGTTGCTGAAGCCGTGGCGCAGCAATCCTCTCGCTTTCAGGGTGTATCGATAATGGGAATTCGAGAAGAGCTACAGGCTGAAATTGCAGAGGCTTTTGACACTGACCTGGCTGACGCGGTGCATGATTTCACAGGCAGCTATAAGGTGCAGGATGGGTGGGGTCCGGTGACGGAGGCAGGCGGCGAGACAACGCGAAGCTATTACGGCCGCGGCGTGTTGTCACGCTATGAATTGAGCCGTATCGATGGCGTAAATATCCTGCATGGTGACCTGCGCCTTACTGCGCTGGCTAATGAAGTCACAGATAAGCCCGGCGAGAGCCACACCATTACCGCGCCCGACCTGGTTACTGGTCTGCAGCAAACCTATCGCATCGTCACGCTGTCACCAGACCCTGCCGCTGCAACTTACCGGATGCAGCTTAGGAGGAAGTAATGGCAAAGGGATGGGATAACGACCCGTCATTGTTCGCAGGACTGGTAGAGGAAGAGGTAGATAAGAAGCTTCGCATTATTTCGATGGCATTGCTTACGGAGATAGTTTACCGCTCGCCAGTGAAGGATGGCTATTTCCGTAATGGCAACATCGTAAGTATTGGTTCTGCTGATTACAGTCAACCATCCGAGCCAGACAAGTCGGGCAGCGCAGCAATACAGCGCGGTTATCGCTAACGGAAAGCCTTATTCAGTCATCTATATCCAGAACAACTTGCCATACGCTGAAGCTCTTGAAAACGGGCATTCGCAGCAGGCTCCAGCCGGTGTCTATGGCGTCTCCTTCCACGGTGTAACTCAGGCCTACAAATGACGCTCACTGAAATCAGGAAAGCCATCATCTCCCGGATGACGGCGCAGACAGCTATTGCCTCAGAAGATGTCAGCTACCCGAACGGACCAACTTACGACCCTTCTGGTAAATCAATCTGGGCGCGGCTGACCAACATCCCCGGCATGGCAGCAGCGAACGAAATCGGCGCTGGTCCCGTTGTTCATCGTACGGGAATTGCTGTCATTCAGATATTTGTGCCTGCCGGCTCTGGGTCTCTACTGATAACGCAGACGGCCGACAAGCTGCGCGAGCTGTTTGAGTTCGAAACGGATGGCAGGCTGGACTACTTCGCTGTAAGCGCTGTTGATGCTGGCGAAGCGGACGGCTGGGCGCAGATGAACATTCAAATACCTTATCGCGCCGTATGAGGCGCATAACCCCGGAGAATTAATTATGAGCTCAGGCGCTAAGGTCGTTACCGCGTATATTCGCGAAACCACGCCCGGCACCACGCCTGCGACAGGCACATGGAATCTTCTGAAGCGCAGCAGCTTCGGTGTGGGTCCGTCGCAGAATATGATCGACAATGACGAAATCGGCGGATCACGCATGGCGCAAGGTCGCTCTACCGGTACGGTAGATGTAGGCGGCGATGTGGGCGCTAAGTTCCGCTGGGGCCAGCATGACGACTTTCTCGCGTCCTGCTTCGGTTCAGAATGGGACAATAATGTGATCAACATGGGCAACGACCGCATCGCATTCTCTGTAGCATCCTATGCTGAAGACATTGGTGTAGCGTCCATTGCCCGCGGCTGTCAGGTGGGTACGTTCCAGTTGTCGATTCCGAATGACGGCGATATCACAGCCACTGTTACCTTTGCTGGCCTTGGCTTCGATACAAAAGCCGACGACACCAGTTACTTCTCCAGTCCGGTTGATGGTGCCGGCGACCTTCGCTATACCTTCAAGCAGGTTACTGCTATCTCGCTGAATGGCGTGACCGGCGGAGAAGGATTCTGTGTCGATACATTTAATATTCAGTTCGACAACAACCTGCAGACGCAGCGCTGTATCGGCAGCGGCAATCCTTTTGCCGGTGCCAACATCCCGACCACATTCACACCATCAGGCAGCATCACCCTGTCATGGTCGAAGGATGCCTATAGCGCCTGGAGAAAGTCCCTGTCAGGCGAGACGATGCAGTTTGGATTCACGCTGGAGAATGATGAAGGCAAATATGTCTTTAACTTCCCGGCAGTTCAGGTTGACGCTGACTGGCCAGATGGCGGCAACACTGACATCGTTCAGGTGCAGTTGAACATCACCGCAGCAGACACGCCGCCAACCATTTCCCGCTCTGCTGTCGTGGCCGCTACAGCGCTTTCTGTCGCGCCTGCAACATCAACGGGCGCTGTTGGCTCTAATGTCACGCTGACAGCGACACTGACGCCTGCGGACTCCACGGATACGGTAATGTGGGAATCCTCAGATACGTCTATTGCCACAGTTTCCTCAACCGGCCAGAAGACAGCGCAGGTAACGCGAGTGAAAGAAGGCTCAGCGACTATCACGGCGAAGGTTCGTACTTTTACGGCAACAACGGCTATTACCGTCACTGCATCCTGACCTGATTAGCCCGTCCTAGCGGCGGGCTTAATAACGAGAACGATATGATCATCCTGAAACCTAGATTCGATGCTGGCTCAGAGCGCTGGATTGAGCCAATGGAAGGCCTGAAGTTAAAGGTTTGCTCCCTTTCAAGGCCGCAGTTCCGTTCACACAATGCGATGGTGCGCCGCCATATCGACAAGCTGGACTCGCACTATCATGTAGGCACGCCGGAATTTAACCCGGCAGAGGTCGATGTAAGCGAAATCACTGATGACCTGCTAATTGATTCTGTCACACAGCACCTCCTGCTTGACTGGGAAGGCGTGGGTGAGGCTGATGAAGGCGGCAATGAGACCGCTGTCCAGTACACGCCAGAGAAAGGCAAAGCTCTGCTACTACAGCATCCTGAGCTTTACTGGGCGGTGCTGGGTGCAGCATCTGAGATTGCGCAGGGCAAAGAGGCTCAGAAGAAAGAAACGGTGGGAAAGTCCTCGAAGCGCAGGAATGGCTGAATGTGTACGGCGGCG